ACAACTGGCGTAGTGCCATTGATGTTAGTAACAAGGAACCTACGGAAGTAAGGGTTGTTAGCAGTACCGGCTGGCTTACTGGTTGGTCCACTAATAGGATCATGAGCCATTGGGTTAGCAGCAAGACCATAACGAGTCTTAAAGCCGATCTTAGGCTGGAAGCTGTTCTCGTCAACGGCGCGAACCATTGTAAGAGGAACGTATGGGCAGTAGTAAATACCAGCATCATACGAGTTAGCACCTTTGTAACCAACGGTAGCGTAATCATCAATTGCATATGGATCAACATATACCTTAATGCGGCCATTGATAAGACCAGCGAATGTGTTACCGGTTGTGTCAACGTTTAAGTTGGACGCGATAGCTGGAGCATAGTCGAGAACGCCTGCAGCTGCAAGAGCAGAAGCAACGTTTGAAGAGCAGATAACATAGTTACCTTTTCCACGACGAGTACCTTTAGCAATCTCATTGGATTCAAGCTCAAGTTGGAAGAGAAGTGATTTGAACTTCTCAACAGCCCAACGGCCATCAGCATCGGTATCTAAATCAAAAGTACCGTCAGCACCGCCAACGTCATTTTGGAAACCTTGAACCGCCGCGGTATTAATTGAATCAATAACTTCGCGGTTGATTTCAGCAAGGATCTCAGTGCTAAGAATATTAGCAAGTTCTGCTTCAGCATCAAGACCGTGAATGGCCTTGAGGTCTTGAGCGAGTTCCATTGAGTACTCAGCTTTAAGAGCACGTGTCTTAGCTTCAACAACAACTTTCTCGATAGTGAAACCCATGTCCTTAGTAATGTTGCCTTCACCAACTGAAGTAGAGGTAGAAGGAGCGAATTGATCGATAGTATCGAAAAGAGCTTCGTCATCATTAGTTTTATCAACAGGAGATGCATCAGCGCTATTATAACGAGACTTCATCGCGAAGATGAGACCAGTAGGACCGGACATTGGCTGAACACCACAAACATCATAAGCGATAAGGCTTGGCATTGCACGACGTACAAGGCTGATGAGTACTGGATCCCAGTTATCGGTACCAGCTGCAACGTTTGAAGGAGTTTCCTCACTAAGGTATTGAGATTGGCCACGAGCTTCGGCAAGTGCCTTCTCTTGGTTTTCTAACATAACTGCAGTTACTGCTTTGCGATGGTTATCGGCGAAGGCAGGTGCATCGGCGCTCTCAAGAATGGGAGCCCACTTTTTTTCTAGTTCTTCTGAATTAAACATTTTTTTAATTTATAGTTTGTGTTTTTGTTTTTTGTATAGGAAATGCTTTACTCGGAGAATTTCTTCCCTTTGCTAATAGCACTTAAATAATTTTGCATTGCTTTGGAAACCTTTGGCTCATCAGAGCTGGCGGCTTCTTCAACAATAGTTTCTGTGGTTGAATAAGAATCTTCATCAGACTCTTCTTCGGTTTCTTCTGTAATTGACTCAGTACCTTCAAAGTAGAAGCCCTTAAGAGTATTAATACTCTCACGGAATTTATCTTCACCTTCAAAATCAACGTTCTCAGCCAATGTTTTTAGTTTTTCTACTTGAGTTTCAACAAGACCTTCGCATGACTCAGCAATAACCTTTTCACGAGTTAGTGCATCAACCTTATCGGCCAATTCATCAGCGATTGCGCTTGTCTTATCAAAGTCCTCTTTAATTTGGGCAACTTCACTTTCCAATTGCTCGAAAAGATCAACCTTAGTTTCAGGAACTTCAATATAGTTCTCAACAAAGAGAGTCTTAAGTGAAGACATGAAGTCTTCAGCAATAGAAGTACGTAGAGAAGTTTCAATAGCAACTGAATTTTCCTTAGCCCACTCAGATACTGCGTAGGTTAAATACTCATCAACTTGCTCTGATAAAGCTGAGCTCATTGTCTCAACTTCTTCAGTTAGTTTCTCATCATATTCAGCTTGGATCTTCTCCTTAGCTTCAGCGATTTGTGAACGAACTTCAGTTTCAAAAATAAGAGCAGCCTTGGCTTTAAAGCCTTCGGTAAGGTTTTCTTCTGACTCAATTAAACGTTTAATATCGTCGGTTTCAACCGTAATAGCATCTTCCTTTTTAACTTTCTTTTCGGACTTTACGTCGTCTTCTTCGTCTTCTTCTTCGTCTTCCTCGTCGGAATCCATTTCTTCTTCGTCGTCGGAATCTTCATCAGATTCTTCTTCCTCTTCGTCATCGGATTCTTTCTTAGTAGCTTTCTTAGCTTCTTCAATCTCTTCTACTTCTTCAGTAGATTCAACTTCAGCGGCTTCTTCAATCTCTTCTACTTCTTCAGTAGATTCAACTTCTTCAGTTTGCTCAGCAACTACTTCTTCAGCTTGCTCAACAGAACCTTCAACGATTTCTTCGGTTTCCTCAACGGCTACCACTTCTTCGCTAATTTCTTGTTCTTCCATTGTTTCTTGTTTGTTAGGATGTTGTTCACTTATTTCCATTTCGGATTTAGTTCGTGCATTTCTGCGTTGTACTAAATAATCTTCAATCTCATTGACATCCTCACTAATTTCATTACTCTCATTATAGATCGCAATATCTTCAGCGGTTTCTTCGGTTTCTTCGACAGATTCTTCAATAGAATCATCGAGTGTTTCCTCAGAGTCAGAGGCTTCTTCACTTATTTCCAAATTAGGAATTTCCTCTAACGTGTCAAGAGAATCTAAGTCAGATTCGACAATGTCGAAAACATCATATTCTTCGTTTAATATATTATTAGACATATTTAGTTTTTCTTAGTTTCTTTTAAGTTGGAGAGGAAATCATAGGTGATCTCAGTCTCATTAATATTCATTATTTCCCATACTATAAATTCTCACATTAACCATAATAAAAAATTTGTTTATAAATCAATTGAAATATCCTTAAGGAAGGATGAGAACAATTGTTGTTGTTGCTCTTCTAATTGATTTAAAGAAAGTTTGTCGGCTTTAGCTTTAATATGCTCTGCCGCCTTTGAAACGATTTGGTTTCCTTCAAAGAAGTACTCGACGCCTTCCATAATACCATTTACAAATGCAGATGGCGCTGAAGGATCTTGTACAATATCAACCGTTGCTAGAATAAAGTCTTCGTTAACAACATCAACGCCTTGGCGATTTTTTGATACACTACCCATTCCCCGTGAACTAACACCAAGCTGGCACCCGCCTTCAAGTAATCCCTTAACGATAGTTCCCATTGGAGTATCAAGAATCTTTGCTTTACCAATAACATTGTTACCATTCCAGCTAAGTTCTGTAATACGATGAGATACTTTATCCAAATTAATTGAAGGACCTTCAGGATGGTTTAATTCACCAACTGCGCGACCTTTTGCAACGTAATTCTCAACGTATTTTTTAACCGAACCTTCTAGAATTGCCTTTGGGTAAATCCTTTTATTATGATTAAGCTGATCGGCTTGCATAAAGATACCTTCGATGATATGGCTCTTTTTACCATCCTTTGTTTCGGTGAGGTAATTTAGCTCCTCGTTGTGTTCTGTAATTAGTTTCATTTTACGTAAATTCTGTTACGGGGTCCATTGACTCAACTTCAATAGTATAACCACCCATTGAAAAAGATGTAAGCCAACCGTTTCTACTTGAAGATGAAGTTACTTTAACCTTTTTGTTTTTATTTTTAATTAAATCAGCAATCTCTTTTCTTCCAAGGCTCATCATATCGATCTGATCTTTAAAGTCTGCATCCTTTGCCCAACTCTTTGTTCCGAAATATTTCGAAAAGAATTGATCAACTGTTACTTCTTTTGTTTTAGTTGCTTCTTCTAAATTATCTTCTTTAATACCAAGGATTTTTTTAGCAGCTTCTTTATCAATAGTTGCTTTGTAAGTCTTACCATTGAATTCGAATTCCTCTTCGCCATCAATAACTGCTTTAGCAGCAGCTTTAGTAAATTCATTACCTTCTTCTACTTCTTCTTTACTCTTCTTCTTTTTCTCTTTGCCACAAGCTTCAACAACATCTTCAGCATCAGTAAAAATGTTATTTGCTGCAGTTACTCTTTGTAAATCGATTTCAGTTTTAACTTTATCTTTTAAAAGAGTAGTTAAAATCGCAGAAGATTGCTTAGTATCGCCTGAAACTATGCTTTTTATTAATTCGTTTGTATTCATTTTAATATTATTTATTTATATAATTTTTTGTTTTAAGCATCCATTTTAAAACTCATCATCATCAACAGGATCTTCTTCAATTTCAGCGTCGATTCTTTCAACATCTTCTTCACTAAAGTTAAGAACATTAGATCTTACCCACTTCTTAGAATAATACTTACCAATGAATGGTTGTATTTGTTCTAACATTGTAATACGTTCCCTCAAGATTTCAAAGTCCTTTAACTCTGAAAAATAGTTATCTTCAATAAAGTCAATTGATATTTTCTGTTCAATATCATTCCATTCTTCTTCAGTACATAAGCGTTTTAGCAAGCATTGTACTCTAAGCATATCAATAAACAAGACCGAAAACTTACGGCGAAGTCTATTAATAAACTTTTGGAATTTAACTTCTTCTCTTGAAATTTCACTAACTCGTCCAGCATTATAAGTGCTTTCAGAATCTAGCCTACTTAACGGAACATTTAATGAACGATATAGTTTCTTTTGGAAAAAGATAACATCATCAATTTGAGAAAGATTCTCGCCACCTGGGAGAGTCGTAATCTCTGTTCCTCTACCCCCTTCACGGCGCGGTAACCAAAAATCTTCAAGCATACTCATGCTCTTACTTTCATCCTGAACTTCGCCAGTAGTCGCATCATAAACTAATTTGTTACGATACTTAGACATAATACCTTGAACATATTCCTCAGCTTTGCCTTTTGGAAGGTTACCAATATCAATATAAAATATACGACGTTCAGGAGCTCGTGATATTCTGTAAATAACAAGAGCGTCTTCCATTACGCGCAATTGGTTTACTAACTTTACACTCTTATGAATATACGACGTTGAAATTTTTTGTGTTTCGTCAGTTGTTCCAGATGGAACATATACAATAACATTTGGATCAATTTTTAACGCCTGTGATCCAGCAGACATGTCTTGACCATAAAGGTAATATTCTTTAGTAATTCCAGAGGTTTCTTCACCGGTTCTTTTATTAACTTTCTTAGTAACTTCCTTTACTTTACGAATATGTAAAGGGTCTATTAATCGAACATCTTTAATCCCTTGTTTGGTTTTTTCGGAATCAATCATTAAATGGTAATATAGTTTACCATCAATATACCAACGCCTAAAAATATCGTGTGAGCTAAAATTAAATTTTAACAGCTTGATGATCGTATCAAACTCTTCTCTAAATTTCTTTTTAATATTATCTGGTAAATCTACATCATCAAGAACTAAATTTACAGGAGCAGTATTAGAATCTCCAACAATAGCAGCATTAACAATATCATTAATTGCCATATCGCACTCAGGTTGAGCTGCAGCGGTTCTATAGCTTTTAATTAGATCTTTTTCGTTTTGAATATTTAAATTATCCAAATC